AATGCTGCTTCTTTAAGTTCGGCAGCAAATTTAAATTGATCGGACATCCAATTCTGTACACCTTTTGCTGAGAATTTTCCATCTTTACCGTATTTTAATTTATCAGCTTTAGTCATTCTATACATCCAATCACCTTTAAATCGGTCTTTAAAAGTTAAAGAACCTTTCTTATACAATTCTTTTTCTAAACCTTTATCATAAATAGATTTTAACCATTTATTAGCTTCTGCTTTAGATCCATAGTATTGAACAGCATCATCATAACTATGAACTATTAAACTTTCTTTACCTTTTGGAGAATAAAGTCTAGGATCATATGCAGGAAGTTTAAATGGGGGAGCATCTATTGCTTTTCCTATATTTTTTATTGCTTGTTTTTTTCCAGGCATAAATGGATTTAATAAAAGATCTGTAATACCTTTCATACTAAATAACTTATATGCTGGCATATGTAATCCCCCAAGAATCATCTCTATTGGAGACATTGTCATTTCAGCTCCAGATTTTGCGTATGGATTTAATCTACCTTCCCATAATTCAGATTGCGTATTTGCTTGAGCTCCTTCTTCCCATGAACTATATGTTGGAAAATCTGATGAATCAGTAACTTCTCCTTTATTTTGAAAATTATAATTTATCCCAGCTTTATATTGAGGAGCTTTTCCAGTCATATAATCTACCCCACCATAAACATTAGCACGTTTACCTAAATTAACATCAAAACCAACATTTCCACTATATATCGGTTTTCCAATTTTAGGTCCTCCAAATGGAGTAATTGAAGAAGAAGAATCCCAATCAACACCAATATCAGGTTCATTTAATTTTCCACTAAGTGTTAAAGGTCCTCTTTTATACTCAATAGGTTTAAAAAGACGAGACATTGGGGTAATCCAATTTTCTTGTAAGGTAGCTAAACTTGAAGTATCTACCTTTTTAGGACTAACAGGATACTTAAAAGCGTATGGATTTACACTAGATTTACTGAGAGGATAATTAGAAATTGACCCAGGTTTAGGCATTATTTTTTAGATTTAGCCTTAGCTTTATTAGCTTTTCTATCTTTAGCTTTCTCTTTTTCGTTAGACTTACGATCTTTATCTTTTTCATCTGAACTCTTTTCTATTTCTTTTTCTTTAATATCAAGTTTTCGATTTTCAAGAGTAATCTTTTTCTCATTATTGTGAACCTGAGCTTTTAATTTAGCAATTTCTAATTGATCTGGTATTCCATTATCATTAGAATCTTGATCCATTTGATTACGGAAAGAATTAATTTCAGCTACTTCAATCTTAGTTTCATTATTAGCATCTGTTTTATATTTCTCTAATTCTAATTTTTTCTGTTCTGTTTGCAATTGAGCCATAGCGATTTTTTCTTGAGATTGGGCCTGAGCTTGTTGCATTTGTTGTTCTCTTTCTCTTCGTTTATCTTCTGCAGTTTCAAGCATAGTCCTAAGTTCAGCAGTAGAATTAGTTGAGAACATTTTAATAACATCTGATAATTCTGTCATTTGATTCTGCAAAGCAGCTTGGGTAAGTTGACGTAAAATCATAAAGAGTTCTTGATCTCTAGCAGAATCTGATACAAATATACCATAAGAAGTATTAGAAAATTGCTCTGGATCTACAGTAAACATAGCAATAGTCATATCATCACCTACATATTGAAGTTTTTCTTTTTCACCATCTCCCCAAGCGACCTTAGCAGTATCGATTAACGAAGACATAACCTCTTTTTTAACTGAAGAATGAATACTAAACCACTCTTCTGTAATATGACTAGATTGAACTACAGCTTGTTGAGTATTACCAACTAATTCTGTAGGACCTATTTGTCCTTCTCTTTGTTTTGTAATACCAGAAACTTCAGAACATTGTGTTTCTAAATATTCTAATAATTGAACCTTTTGACTAATAGTTTGTGACATCGAAAGATCAATAGCATTCCATTGATTGAAATTACTTTGTTGATTTCTTTTACCTTCTTCTTGAGGATTAACCCAAGCAATTCCTAAAGCATCAAAATAATATAACCATTTATCCATATCCATTCCCATAGAAGATGGAATTTGATTAATATCTGCTAAAAACTTTTTACCTTTATCAGAAGCTAAATCTAATTCTAAACGATACATTATAATATTATATAAATATTGATAAGGTTTCATTCTATCAATTAAGGATACAGACGCAGCATTAAGATTATTATATGCCGTACCTATATATCCTAATTTACAACTATAAAGATTATCTAAATCTTTATGTTGATTTGGTTTAGGACGCATATTAATATATAAATCCTTACCTATTTTCGTACCTTCCCATACTTCTGGTATCCATTCCCATCTAAGTTCTATATCACCAGCTTCCTTATTAATTTTATACTTCTCATCAACTATAATATCTTGAGGAGTTCCAGATTCATCCATATAAACAAGAAATCCAATCTTTCTCAAAGACTTCCATTCAGAATGTGTGACTTTTATATAAGAACCTTTTTTAGCATCATCTGTATCTTCTAAATTTATATAAGGATCAAATAAAGCACCATCATCATAAGAAAATGTTTTACTTCCTAATGCATGACCACCAGTTTCAGATGAATAATTATCAGCATATAAATCTTTAATTTCTTGATCAGTCATATATTCTCCAAAATTATCTACTACAGAGGACGGAGTCATTCTCATAGTATATTTTGCCCATTGACCGTCTTGTATATAATCAAGATCTGGATCCTTATCATAATCAAAAAACAAAGGATTAACAGTTCGTAAAGTAGGTTCTCCATTAACAATACCAGACCAATATACTTCTTCACCTGATATCAAAGCATGTTTCCATCCTTTATTAAATTTATCTCTAAGTCTTTCTTTCTTTTCTAAATAATTAAGAATTTGCTGAGCCTGAATTTCTCTACCATCTTGATAAGTTCTTTTCATATACTCTTCTATTTCTGGTGGAGTCATTGCTTGTTGAACCTGTTGCATTTGTTGTTGTTGGGCTTCGGGATCTTGAGCCTCCATCATTCCCCCCTCTTCTTGCATAGCTAGAGTTTGTTGTACTTTTTGTTGAATCTGTTCAGTAATATATTGACGAAGTAAATCAGCCTTTTGTCTTTCTTTATCTGTTATAGCCCCAGGATTAGTAGAAACAACTTTATAATTAAAAGGTCTTTTTATTTCTTCACCAAATAATACCCTTAGTTTAGGAGACATAATATCATAATGTCTTAATTCAGCAGGCATCTCACCTACATCCATACCATAGGGTTTACATACATACTCAAAATCTTCTCTATCTAATTTACCATTAAATAGATTATAATTTACTTTTTTTCTATCTGATGAACTTAAGGATGTACTAATATCAAGACGATTATCACTTGATTGCCTTTCTATTTCATCAATTACACTCTTAGCCCAAGCATAATCATTTTTGGTCTTTTGTTTCTTACTTACTCTTTGTTGTGGAAAGGTATATGCCATCTTATTTAAAATTATAATATCGTAATCTACAAATATAGTAAATTATTCCTTAATATACTAATTATTTTTTACAAACATCTTATCTAATTGATCAATTAGAAATTTAGCAGCACTATTTTGTGGTTTTTCTACAAAAACTTCTCTTTCATAAGTTTCTTCAACCATAAACATAAGTTGCATCATAGCCATAACTCTATCAAAGTTTCCTTCTCTATGATAAGCAATCAATTCTTCTATTAAAGGCACAGAGGGTATTAAATCCATATTATACACTTTACTATTATCTTCCCTACTACCACGTTCTGTCCATAACCACCTCAATATAAATTTCTCACCAGCATCTTTCATTCTTTCATTCATATGACAACCTTTTATTCTCGATACTTGTGAATCTTTTATAACTTTTGAAATAACATTGTCAGGCTGATTAGCTAATAAATGCATTTTACCCCTACGTTTAAAATAAGATAAGACTTCTCCCCTATCATTTTCAAACATAATCTCTGCTCCCCCAAAATACTCAGACAATAACTCTAAATTTCTATTATATATTTCTATATTCTCAGGCCTACCAGTATACTCAGCTACAATTTCATCATAACCATAATCAAATTTTTGATATGATTTGTAAATTATTGCACAATTTAAAGACTTACTCCCAGACCTATCAAAAGCAACAGGATCTAATCCTATCTTATACATTCCATGAGGTATATCATCGGGAGGATGTTGATATATTACGGGACATCCCTCAGTTGAATCGTGATGATCTGTGGGAAATTTCATAAGAGGAGTTAATTTTTTTTCTAAATCAGGTCTAAATCTAATTTCTCCTTCTTCTTCATAAAGAGTTCCAGCATTACCTAACTTTCTATATTTATCATTAGACTTTAATTTATTCAAAACATTATATAATTCAATTGCTGGAAATACTGCACCTTCATTTCTTAAAAATGCCTCCTTAGGTGTATGAGGATGCTGAGTCACCATCATATTATAGGCCTTAGGATCTGCTATTTTTTTCTGTTCTCTTTCTAAATCTACATCAATAATAGCCTTTTCTCTTAAAGCATTACCAGCTTTATCCATAAATGGTTCTCTATACCAAGCATCATCCACAAACCAACCTGCTTCTCCTACTGAAGCTTCATCATATATATTCTCATATGCACGTAAACCATAGGCAGAAGGATTATAAAACATTTCTTCAAAATCAGCATTTGTACCATTCTTACTATTACCCCCTGTTCCATATAATATAGGAATACCAATCATAATATTACCATCTTTAAACAAAGGATAGGAACGTTGATACGCCTGCATAAGACCAGGCCAATCTCCTGCTTCTTCAAATAGCATTCGTTCAGCAGTACGTCCAACAGACTTTTGAGGCGAATCTTTAAATGATAAAGCCAATATCTCAGATTTAAATCCCTTTTGAATATTAACTCCAGATATAGGATCCTTTACTGTATAACCAGCTTTAATATGATCTTGTCTATCTATTAAAAAACCTTTTACCCAATCTGTATTATCATTAACAAAATTGATCATATGCTTGGCCATTTCCATAGTATTAGACCAAAATGTTTTTTCATAGGCTGCTAATATAGCTACAGAAGAAGGAAACCAATTATAACGCCATACCATGCCGAAGGCATTTTTATACGAAAACCCCTTACGTCTAGCTTTTACTACTATCATACCTTGACCATTAAGTTCTGCTTGTTCAAGTTCATGATACCAATAATAATCCATATCTAAAAACTTAGGAAAAGTATCTATCTTTCTTTGTCTTTTTCCTT